TAACAGACTACTTTCAGACACTACCTTCTGTCGAAGACGTCAAGAGCGGTCAGATGCTTTATGGTGTTTTCAGGAGAAAGTTTCACAACACACTCTGTGAAAGCATAAAGGAGTCAGAGTATGAGAAAACTGGAAGGTATTATAGCAGGGATGTTTCACTTGTCTCAAAGACTTTCCCAGTGCATGAGTGGATAGACAAGACTCCTGATCTTTATTCGGATTGGAAAGGAGACATTCACATCATTGAGGTGTCAATATCAAGGAATCCTGAGTTTATGATTAAGTTGAAGCAGGCAAAGTATGAGCCAACAGTGAGATCAGCAAATGAGATTGGTATGAAGGTCATCATTGATTACTTCATTTGGGAAGGCAGTGCTTCAATGCTGGATGGCCTCTCAAGGTCAGGCCTGTTGATGGAGCTCTGGGAGCTTGATTCACAGCTCATCCAGTTGGGGTTCAAGGATGAGGATGTTGATGAGATTGAGATGTCCCTGCCAGAAAGCTACTTCAAGAAGTTCTTTGAGAATAGGAACCTACCTGAGCCTAGTATGAGGAAGGATGTTGACAGTCAGTATGTTGAGAAGCTAGCGAGTGCAATGGATTCACACATACTTGAATCAGACCCGTCGACACTACACAGATACCCTGAGCTATCAGGTAGTGAGCTTCACTGCCGTGAGTTTGCGAGTGAGTTCTCTAAGGCCAGCTTCTCAGCAAAGCCAAACAGGAGCCACAAGAAAGTGCTCCAGCTTGGATTTCCCTCTGAAGAGTTGAGGCAACTTGGTTTTGATGAGAAACCCAGGATCCCTTATTACCGTGGAGGATTTGCACAACACTTCAATGGTAAAGAAAGAGGCCTACACAACATATCAGTAACTCCACTGGAAAGGGAAGCCATGATCAGAGAGGGTCCTGGGAGGAAGGCTGCAAACAAAGATGTGAAAGAAAAGAAGAGAGAAGAACCAACACACTTGGGCGTTGTTCCAGATCATCTCGTCATGGTTGAGGAGTTGATATCCAAAATTGATGGAGACCCGGAAGACTCTAGTTCAAGGTTTGGGTTTCTGTTAAGCTTTTATCAAAGGGTTTCAGTTGAGATGATAATGAACTTGATGAAGAAGAGGAAAGGAGGTGAGTTTCTCTGGTTCTCTTCAGGGTTTGAGGGGATCTGGATTTGTGCTTCACCAGGCCCACCTCTAAGGACTGAGAGCAATGTCATGTTTGTAAAGATAGTCTCCACTGTGGGCTCAGTGGTTGATAGACTCTCTGTCGAATGGAAACCAGTCGGTGACCACTTTGAGTCTGGGTGGCTGTCAGTTGATACTGAGAGGCTAACACACTGGAGTAGGTGCAGAGACAGACTGCTACTGACGTACAGAGCGTTGTCAACACAGCTTAAGACAGGTGGCACGACCGCGTCCACCTCTCGCATCATTGAGTACAAAACAGGAGCCTCCCAGTTCATAGCACTTGTGTTCTTGGAAGACAAGCTGCTAACCAGCCAGACCATAGAGAACACGAGGTATGTGTTCATGAAGTCTATCGGAGACAGAAAGCCACACGAGGTTATTGCAAAGTTTCCTGACAGAGTTGGATCAGTGTTGCAGTCTTGGGTGTTGCAGAGAGTGTGTGAGTTTGTCAAGACTGTTTTGTCATCTGATCTCAGGAAGTTGCTCAAAATGGAAAAGCGCAGTTCTATGGAATCAGAGGTTGGGATCTCAGGGAAGGTTCCTAGGTTGTTCACTCCAGGAGATGATGTGCCAGTCAGCTACTGCATAAATGAAATGTACCTTGGTTGCTGTTACAACACAAATAGGCAAAACAAGACTCATGATGCATTCAAGATTATGGTGAAGATGCATAAGCAGAAACTGGAGATGGACAAAGAAATGTCATCACGGGATGCACAATCAAAATCAAACCACATAATGGGGATTCATTCATTTGAAGATGATCTTGCTCACTGCAAGTCAAAGAATCCAGAATCTCACTACTTCTCTAGGAGAGCAACTTCAGTTGGCTCTGTTCTGCTGATGTCAAAGACAGCCCTTAAATATAGTGAGAACACTAGAAAACTGTTGAACAGGAGGTTGTCTGATTTTTCCACTTTCAAGGCTTCAGTCTGGGAGATAAAGGAGAGCATAGACAGGACTAAAGAGATGCAGTGGAAGACTCTCGGCCAGAGATCAAAATGCATCAAGTTTGTCACAGACCTAGCTAACCTTGGCATGTTGACTGTCCGTGATGTCATCGTAGCTGAGCTGTGTTCAAAAGGGGGCTTTCTTGACGTTGTCATACAAATCTTCAAGAAAAACCAGTGGGGTGGAACTCGAGAGATACTCATACTGAGAATGATATCCAGAATCATAATAAATTTTGTGGAATCTCTATCCAGGCAAATATGTGAGGCAGATTCTAGGGAGATGCTTACAGAAGGTCGGAACAAACAAGTGTACATGAAAAGAGACCACGACGATCTTCTGAGTGCTTTCCCGAGAAAGGACGACCTTATAATCATCAAGAACTCTGATGATATGTCAACTTGGAGCCAGAAGTTTGTGGTGACACAGTTCATGTCAATCTTCAAAACTGGCCAGCATGACTCACTCACTGACAAGATATGTGAGACTGTTTTGATATCACACTGTGATAAGAGAGTTGAGTTTCCAAAGGAGTTGGTCAGAATGTGGGACAAATATCCAGACATGAAGCACAACAACCACCTGGATGTGCTCAAGCAAGACTATTTACAAAATGGTACCACATCCCTGCTCTTAACATCTGACATGGGCCAGGGCATCTTCCACTTTACTAGTTCAGTCTTGGCTCTGTGCTGTGATGACTTTGGCTGGGAGCTATTTGAAACTTGGAGAAGAATGAGGAACTTACCAAGAGCCATTGAGAAGAGAACAAGACTAAGCTCTGATGACAAGGGTGAGCTAATTGCTATAAACAAGTCTGAACCCAGTGCTGGCTTGCAGTACGCAGCGCTTTGTGTATCGAGTGAGTGGTCTAGAAGGCTGTTTTGTATGAGCTTGTCTCCGAAGGCCACCAGTGGTCATTTCGTATATGAGTTCAACTCAACGTTTATGTTGAACACAACATCACTGACACCAATCATCAAGTTCTCGCTAGCTGCGTGTTCTGTGATAAAAACTGATTCATTCACTGACTCTGTGGCTGAGAGCTTTTCTAGAGTTAGACAGTTTTATGAAAACGGGGCTTGCTTAGAGGACGTGAGTTTTGCTCACAAGCTCAACAAAGAGCATTTGGAGATGATATTTGGTTCTTATGAAGGAGGTCCGACATCGCCTGAACAGATTCTTGGAGGAAACAGGTCTGACTACCCATATGACTTGGGTGTCTATCCAGAGATGAGACCAGAGCTAACAGTGGCACTTGGACCTGAATACTATAACTACAAAGTGTCAAGGACTGAGGAAGGAATGAGGAACATGGGCCTTTGTTACGGTGAAAACAAGATAGAGAATCTGGTTGAGTATGAAAATGACCCAGGTGAGTTTGAACATTATCTCTCCTTTTATAAGAAAGAGCCTCTGAGGATACCACAGGGTTTTGTGAGTCAACTCCAGCTTATGAAGAAGAAAGTTGGCTTTAACTTTGACCTGTTGAAGGACAAGCTGGCGTTTGATCACCTGTTCACAATGAGAGATGAATCAACAACTGAAGAGTTGAAGTACAAAATATTCATGAAGCTCATGGGAAGAGGTGCGAGGTTAGCTTTTAAGCGCACAGCTGAAGCAATATATTATGGGAGAGCTGGTGCGTTCAGGACAGGTAAGATGTGGAGGTCTGCACACGAAGAAGACCTTGAGTTTGTGAAGGACAACAAAGCTGACGAGCAGGGAATGACCTATGCTGATTATGTTAAGTCCCTGTCAGTGTCCGAAGGTTCCATTGAAGACTGGCTGCCATTTTCAGAGGTGTATGCTTCAATAACAGAGCCAAAAGTGTTGAAGCAGATTCCAAGGAAGTCTTATAGGCTGAAGCCAGTCACAATGGCACTAGTCAGTGGGAAATTTGAGAAACAAGAGTCATTCAGGTCAATGTTTCTAGCTGCACTGAGTATAAAACCTCATGATGAATTTGAGGTTAAGAAGTTCAGGGAGAAGATGGAGCTGAAATGGGACTCATATCCTGGCTTCTTGTCATTCTGCACAGAGGAAAACCTGAAGCCATCAGATTACATATCAAAACTGATGTCAAGGTTTGAGAGAAACAAGACAACCACCATAAAGTGTCTGTCTCCCTGCTTCTCCACCAAGAGTTTGAACGACAGTCTGAACGCAATGGTGAAGCTATCAACCTCATATGATTATGTAATCGCTCTAGAGAAATCATATGACGTCCGATACAAAGTACACGACATGCTTAGGTTCACTGACCTTATAATCCTCGAGCAGCTGAAGTGGGCAAGTATATCTCTACAAGACATGAAGGAAATGAGAGAACTGATAAGTGACACAAGCTTTGTAAGCAAAATGACAAGAAAATATGAGAAGTCACTGACCATGATTGCTTTCAGATGTCTGACTGTAAGAGAAGCACATTCTTTCTGCACTTCCTCTGGGCTCCTCGTTATGTGGTACATAAAGAAACAGAGAAAGAACAAAGTTTCAGGTGACTGGGAGGGTGATTTGATATTGGGGGTGTCTGGGAGAGGGTGTAACCTGATGATAGTCCAGGAAGGGCTGGAGAGACAAGTGCAGTATAGCAGGCTCAACACCAGGACCCTAAGCGGTGTGCTGAAGTCTGCAACAAGTGAACTCGGCTGGGTGGTTGATGATCT